CCGCCTCCGGGAGCGCCTGCCAACTCTGCGCCTGCCATCCCAGCGTCAGTTCTCCTGGCGGCGGCCCTTTGCCCTCGGCGCAGTCCGCCGCCGCCAGGATCATTCCGGGGGGATGGAGAGCGCCTCGCCGATGAGTCGATCGAGCTTCTGCCCCAGCCATCGGACGGCCGCGGGAGACCACTCCGCCACGTCTTGCGCGGGGGGGAGAAGCACACCGCCCCCCCACGCCGACCGCACGACGGAGCCATATTCCTCAGGGCTCGACAGGCGGATGGCATTGTCCCCGTCCAGCTCGCGCTTGGCCTTGAAGAACGCCTCCACATGGCGCTGCTTGATCGGGTCGGCGAGCTCAACCGAGATTCCCAGCTTGGCGTGCTCAAGTTTCATCAGGGCACCGTGGCAAGTTCGTTCACGACCTTGATCTCCGCAAACGCGGCCTCAGTCGCGTTGTACCTGGCCCGGAAGGTGCCGGCCAGAATGTCGTTTCCGTTCTCCTCACCCAACTTCTCGAACTTCTCCCACCTGCCGGCCAGGTCGATCCGCAGGACCTTGGTGGTGAAGCCGGTGCCGGCCGTCCCCAACGTGGATCCGGGGAAGTTCAGGCGCACCAGCTTCGAAGTCCCGGCGCGCCAGGCGGCCTTCTGGTCCCCGCCGTGTGAGTCGTGTTCGAAGGTGATGTTCAGCAGGACCTCGGGCTGAGTGATCTTGGCGAAGGCGAAGTAAAGCTGCCCATTGGCGGCAAAGACTGGAACCCACCCGGTCTTGACGCTGAGGTCGAATCCCAGGAAGGTGCTGGACTTGATCGTCCCGCCGAAGTTCCCCGAAACGGCATCGACGTACAGCGCGCCCTTTGAGAACAGGACTTCCTCGACCGTCGGAATGGTGGGGGATCCAGCGAAGGCCGCGGAGCCAGACTGGCGTGCTTGCCACGTCGCCTCCATCATCACCGCTTCCCCGCCCTTGCCCGTCAGCTTGAAGTCCTGGACAAAGGCGTTCTCCATCCGGTCGGAGTACTGGTCGTCCCCGCCGTAGATGGTGTAGGTCTTGATCGTGTTCTTCGAAGTCTTGGGGAAGGTGTAGGTGTAGATTTTCCCCGAGGCTCCGGCTCCGCCATCGGACACACCGGTGCCAACCAGCTTCACCCCGGCCTCAAGGATGTGCAGCACCTGCTCGAAGGTTGCCGGGGTGGACTCCATCGCCAGCACCGCGCTGAGCTGAGGCTGGTACGAACGGTCCAGCCCCGAGATGTAGCCCACATCCTCCTCGGGGAAGGTCGTGACCCTGGTATCCTCGATCGTGCCGACGCCGCGCCAATAGGTCGTCGCGTTGACGGCCGTTCCCGCCAGCGTCTCGCGCCCGAGGGTCAGCTTGCGTAGCGATTTGATTCCAGCCATGTCCTACTCCTTCGGCCTTCTGTAGAGGCCCGATGCGATCAGTCGTTCGTACCCGTACTGCCTGGCTTCGGCGGCCGTCAGGTCCCTTGCGGGAACGTCCGGCAGGAAGTCGACGCCAACGTAGATCAGCTCACCGCCGACTGGATTTTGACGCCTTGAACGATGAACTGGATCCCGAGCGTCTTCTGTGATCCCCATTCCATCTCTCCCCACCGGTAGCTGATCCGGTCGAAGGTTGAAATCTTCCCGGCCCACTTCGAAGTCAGGTTCGACATCAGAAGGTTCGGGATGCTGTCCACGAACGGGATGGCTAGATCGTAGTCGAACGGTAGGTCCTTCCGAGCCACATGGAGCTCGATGATGACATTGTGCAGGCCGGTCTTCAGCCCGGCCGGCGTCTCGATGTATTCCCCGTCCCCTGGGTAGCCGGTGACGAATGGAAAGTCGCTGGCCTTCTCGGGGGGAGACGTGGGTGCCAGCTTGATCCCCGTCAGGCTCCTGATGTAGGTGACCGCCTGGTCGATGGCGCTGTCGAGCTCATTCGCCATCTACCCGGCCCTCTTGACGTACGGCTCCAGCATGAGCTTCACGTCAGGATCGAGCGTGGCGATCTGGATGAGCTGCCCCATCTCCGCATTCCCCGCCACGCCATAGGGGTTGTCCTTGCGGTGGAAGATGCGCGTGGATTGGATGATGCAGGCCTCCCGCACGTCCATCGGCGCAGAAGAAGACGTGCCGCTCTGATACCCGAACACGCCGGCGATCTTGACGCTCTTGGCAACCTTCACGGGCCAAGCGTTGTTCCCCTGGGGTGTGACATGGACCTCCATGTACGGAGCTCCGTTGTACGGCCACAGGTCGAAGTCGGTGGAGGCCCACGAGGTCTCGTAGGTTCTGTCCCCATCCTCGTCCGTGGTGATTGTGATGCTGCCGGAGGTGCCGAGGTCGTCGATGTCCAGCTTCCGATAGTCGACCGGGGTGTAGTACCGCGTCCCCGAGATCCCGTAGAACCAGCGCCGGCAGTGCTTGTCGATGCTCCGGGAAACAGCAGTAACCACGCGCTCGATGACCGTGTCCTGGGACGTTCCCATCCCGGAAGTCATCGCCGCTTTGATCTCGACAAGCGTGGCGTAACCGTTCGTGATGGCCGTGGTGTTACCCTGACTTCTTCACGCGCCGGGTTCCGGGCTCGGCCTTGACTTCCTCGCCGACGATTTCAACCGCGCCCTCGGCGGCGTAAGCTCGGGCCATCTTCTCCGGCATGTCCACCACATCGTCGATCTGCAAGACTTTCTCGACGCTGGCGATGCCCTTCAGGATGCGTACCTTCATGGTTGACTCCCTTGGGGGAGGGGCCATTTCAGACCCCTCCCCCTTGGCTATGTGGTTGTTAGGCGATGATCACAGGAGCCGTGGTGTACTCCTGCGTCGGGGGCAGCGACCGGCTGCCCCTATAGAGCTGTGCGTGGAGCGCCACGATCATCACCGACGTTCCCAGCCCGCCGCCGGTCCCGTAGACCTTCATGAACGGCTTGTCTGGGTCGATTGCGGCGTCGATGATGAGCCCGACCTTGTTCGATGCAGTGGATGCCATCGTGCCGTCCGAAGCCGTGACCTTGGTGTAGGTTCCACCTGTGGCCGCCGACTTGTAGACGGTGAGTCGGATGGTGTTCTTCGTCGCACCGACTTGAGCACCGTGCGTGGCGAAGACCCCGACGCGGTCGAAGCCACTCCCATCAATCGCGATGGGGGTGACTGCCGCGCCCGTCGCGATCGACAGAGGCGCGCACAGGTTGACGTACTTGTTTTCCTGGTGGAGGCGATGCATGTCAGGCCTCCCTTAGCTCGTCAGGATGTGCTTGAAGGCTTCGGCATGAGTCGTGACTCCGCCGCGCCGGAAGGACGCCAGCAGGCCGACCTGGCCAGTGGCGGCGTACAGCTCTTGCAGACGCTGCACGAACATCCCCTGGCGCTCGCCGATGAAGTAGAACTCGAAGTTCCCGAACAGCACCGGCTTTTTCGCCGTCAGCAGCGCATCCATCTGATCCGACAGACCGACCGGGTAGCCCAGTAGCTCGCGGGCTCCAGCGTTCCCCTGCGGGGTCACAGCGAACGCGAACGGGTTCCCCGTCAACGCTCGCAGCGCACCGAGGGTGGCGTTCCGCATGAAGATCCACGACCCATCGGCATAGAAGTCGCCGATGGAGTGAACCAGCGTGATCATGTTCGCGGCGGTCAGCGCGTTCGTGCCGGCAGCCGTCAGCCCCGCACCCGAGGCCGTCACGGCACCTTGCGGCTGGTTCGTGCCCGAGCCGGTGAGGAACATATCGTTCTCCCACTTGGCCTCGGCGCGTGCAAACACATCCGCCAGGAACCCGTCCAGGCCGCCCTTGTTGTCCGCCAGGAGTTCGACGGACACCTTGACCAGCTTGGTGTTGCGATGGATCGTCAGGATCGACTGACCCAGGGTCGGCTCGTTCTCGTCCACCGAGCCCTCCTCAGCCGTCCGAACGAACGCGGTGGCCGAGGTCCCTTCCTTCGGGATCAGGATGCGATCGAGGCTCGTCTGGATGACCGTCGCGCCGGCTCCGCGGACTACCGATTTCTCGTCCCGCTTGGCAACGATGCGGGAGTAGAAGTCGTCGGGAACCGCGTACCCACCTTCATCATCCGTCTGACCCTGCATAGCCGCCTTGTAGGCGATCGCATCACCCGATGCAAGGTAGTGCCTGAACGACTTCATCTCGTCGTCGGCAAACCCTAGCTCGGTGACTTTCTTCACGGCGGGCATATACAGCACCCCGCCCTTCTTCGCCGGCTCTTCCGCCATCAGCGCCTTGATGGCGTCGGTTGCGGCCTTGCCAGAGATTGCGGCGACCTGCTCTGCCGTCAGAGCGGGCGCCGGTTCCGGGGCCTTGGGGGCCTCGGTGACTACAGGTTCGTCAGCCATTGGTTCCTCCGTCTTGGCTTCCGTAACCGCGTCAGACTCGTGCCGCGCAGGCGCACCCGAGGGTGCATCCGCCAGCGCATCCGGCAGTGGGAGCCCGGCCGCGATAAACAGCGTCTTGATGTGCTCGATCCCGAGCGTGCGCGGTTCTGCCGGGGTCGGGGTAAGCGAATATTCCACGATGGGCCACTTCTTGATCAGCCCGTTCAGCTTGTCCACCAGGTGCCCGGCAGTCCCGGACGACCAGCCCATCAGGCCCTTGTCGATCAGACTCAGGACTTCCTTGGCGTATGCCCTGGACATCTCGATCTGGGCTTCCACCCAGACCCCGATCTCGTCCACCGCCTCTTTGGCCGTCCGGCCAAGAGCGTGCTTCACCTCGGGCTGTAGGGTGTGGTCGTAGAAGACCGGATGCAGCTCTAGCCCGAGGTCGCCCTTCAGGTCCGTCTCGGGCTCGAAGTGCTCCCCGGTCAGGTCCTCCCCGCCGAAGACCACCCCGTAGCCAACGACGGTGGCGATCCCGTCCTTGATGCTCTTCACGCGCACGCGCGCGGGGATGTGCTTGACCACCCACTCCTTCGAGACCGTCTGCCACTCCGACTGCGCGGCGGGGACGATCGCCCCGTCCACGTTGGAATACGGAGCCTTGAAGTACCCCTCGTCCGAGTGGACAATGACGTAGCCCTCGGCGCTGAATACTTCCTCCAGCCAAGCGTCACTCATCATCGACTTCGTGGGCAGCAGGGCGGCGGCAAATGCGCTCTGGATGGACTTGTCGCCCATGTGGTCCTTCCACATCGTGTTGCATACGGCGACGGCCTGGTCGTTCTCCCGGCCCTCGCCCACCATCATCGGGACGCACCGTTCCATCCAGTGATCCCGCTCTTCGCCCTCTTGAATGGTCGGCATCGTCACTCCTTCACGAACCCGTCGATCACTTTCTGCATGATCCGTTCAATCGCAGAGAGGACCGCTGGGTCCTCGGCTACTTCCTGCGCCGTCTTCCAGCCAGTCTCTTGGTGGTACCGGGACTGCTGGGTCCTGTCATGGACCAACCTAGCATATGAGGCGGTGTTTACGATTGACGCGCGCAGGTCAGAAAGCATGGACACGAACCACTTGGTGTCGAGCCTCTGGGAGCCGGGGGAGATACCTCGCCGGTAGGGAACATCGATCACGCCGGCCTTTAGCTTGGCGAAGAACCCCCGGCGCTGCTTGTCCGTCTTGAACGGCTGCGGTCCCCTACGCACGCGTGGGTAGGTCTGGATCTGCCCCTTCACGTGCTCGGCCGCGGCCGTCATCCCGTGCCGGTAGGCTTGGAGGTTGATGAACCTCTTGAGCTTCGGGCCAAGATGGTCTACGTCTCGTAGCTCGATCTTGATGTTCATGTCAGGCTCTCGTGGCGTTCTCTACAGCGACAACGTGGGTGGGCTGGGGGGCCATCGTAGGACTGCCCCGTATCTGGGTGAACGTAGCCCGAGCCTTCGCGCTCCTGGCCGTCAAGGGGCAAACAGATGGGGCACACCAATTCATCCGCGGCTGTCTCCCAGATATCCCGGAAGCCCAAGCCCTCCGCCCTCAGCAGCTCGACCAGCGCGCGCTCCCCCTCGGTGGCCGCCCGGGTGACCTCGGTCGTGGCAATCATGTCCGCCCGGATGGGGCCGAAGGCGGTCTCGAGCCGGCCGCGCAAATCAGCAAGGGTCTGGTTCTGAGTGAAGAAGTTCCCCACGGCCTCCCGAACGAGGTCCCTCTGTGTCCCCGTCAGTCCCTGCACCAGGTCGTAGCCGTACTGATTCGCCCACGTCACGGCGCGCTGGTTCACCAGCACCCAATCGACACCGACGGGCGAGACCTCCAACATTGCCTCGGCCGACGCCAGGTAGACCTCCTGCAGCATTGGGGACAGCGTGGCCGTCATGGCTGCGCTCTCGTCATCCCAGAAGGACGCGGGCAGCCGGGCTATGTCGGGCGGATCCCCGAGGGCTGTCATCAGCGCGTCCAGGGACTGCCTCCCCAAACGTGCGGCCTCGCGCGCCAGCCTTGCTTCCCAGGAGTCGCGGTCGAAGAGGGCCATGTCATCTCACCAGGACCATCTCTTCTTCCCTGCGCCGTCTCCAAGGGTAGGGACCAGCCATAGAGCCTGAGACAATGACTGGTTCCTCTCCTCCGAATGAGATATTGTCAGCCGTCAAGCCAATCAATGCGTCCTGCACCACCAGTACCCCGTGCTGCACCAGGGCGACGTTATCTACCGCCAAGGCGATGGTGGCATCCTGAACAGTCAGAGCCCCCGGCATCTCCAAGACGACGTTGTCAGCAGCTAGGGCCAGAAGCGCATCGGCTACGGCGATGACATTGTGCTGAGTAAGTGCGACGCCATCCGCCGCCAGACCAAGCAGAGCATCCGCGACTATCAGGGCATTGTGCTGAGTTAGGGTGGGACTCTCGGCCGCCAGCGCCAAGAGGGCGTCGGCAACAACCAGGATGTTGTGCTGGGTTAGGGCCGGGCTGTCCGCGGCGAGAGCGAGTAGCGCATCCTGAACCACGAGTTGAATGGCTGGATCGTGCGCCGTGAGGATGGGTGTTTCTGCGGCGAGGGCCAGCAGCGCATCCGCAACGGCCAGGGCATTGT